TGCAACTGGTAAAATTAGTCCTTGCTGTTATATGGGAAATACAGTACAATATACAGATGTGGACATAGAAACAGAGTTTAACAATAATAATTATAGAAATGTTTGCTTAACGAGTTGTGGAAAATAATGCTTAGAGACTTACCAGATATTGATATTGATTTTAAGGACAGAACAGAAGTCTTAAAGTTAATTCCCAGTACCCCTGCTAGATTAGAGAACAATAAACGCCATAACACTGGTGTATATTTCACTGACATTCCTGTTGCTAGTGACGGATTAGCGACAATTGAGCATAAACAAGCCGAGCAAATGGGTTACTTTAAACTAGACTTACTTAATGTCGGTGTATATAGCCAGGTTAAGAATGAAGTACATCTAGTAGAACTAATGACAGCAGAGCCGCCATGGAGTAAACTCTGGGAAGATCAAGAGTTTTGTTCTCAAGTGACGCACATTGGCAATCACTATGAACTAATATGTAGTATGAAACCAGATAGTATTCCACGCATGGCGATGTTCCTTGCGGTCATGAGGCCGGGAAAAGCACATTTGAGAAATAAATCCTGGGCTGAGATTGGTAAAACAGTTTGGGACAGGCAGGTAGATGGATATACGTTCAGACGTAGCCACGCAGTTGCTTATTCACATTTAGTGGTTGTTCATATGAATTTGTTAGCGTCTTCTACTTAACTCGCTTAACTAGTGTAATGTTTTTACGCTTACTTCGAGTTGCACTCAACTTAGTAATGCTTACTTGGGGACCAAACTTTACTTCACAGTCTTTGATATTTAAAGTGACTAGTGTATAAGAAAACTGAGCCCAGTCGTTTCTCAGAAATAAGTTAATGGGAATCTGTTGATTACTTTCCCACCACCATTGTTCACCTAGTTCTAGATAACGACGTTTTTCTTCAGATGTTTTAATAGAGTCAATGTTGTAGATGCTGAGAACGACATCATCACTGTTTTGGATAATGCCCACATATTCTTCGCCACCATAAGCTACCAGGCTTAAAAACGGATACTTTTCTTGAACTTCGAGTGCTAAACTGACCATATATTCCTAATAAATAGTATTATAATGACAACTATTACTTCTTACTTATACAAGCAAAATCTACAGGTTGTTACAACTGATACAGGTGTGAGCAATATCATGAGCATGTTTTATACTCCAAATATTAAAGTCTACAGAGGTGTTGACAATGACATTCGTGTTAACTTTGTAAACAGAGATCAAAAGAAAACCAGCATTGCAGACAAGACTGCAACCTTTATCATGATTGATAAAGAAACAAATATGACTTTAATAGAAAGACCTGTAACTGCATTAAATGCAGCGCAGGGATACGCAGAGTTTACGCTATCTGAAACAGATCTACTCAACTTAGATGCAAAGTACTATACCTATAGTTTTAAAGTTGTCAATGGTGAAGGCAGAACACAAATTGGCTATAGCGACGATACTTACGGCGCAGGCGGAGTTCTTGAACTAGTAGACGGCGTTTATCCAACATTCAAAGCAAGCACTGTTGAAAGTTTTGGCGCTGGTGATACTGGTAGTGTAATTTACTTACAGCCATATATTAACCGCAACACAGCCCTGCACAGTGCTCAGGTATATTTCTCCAGTGCATTTACTGGAACACTGGTAGCACAAGGTAGTTTAAAGCCCAGCATTAACGGTGTACAAGACGATGATTTCGTTACACTGGAAACCAAAACATATACTGGACAGACTGATAATGATTTCTTTTCCTGGAACGGGGTTTATAGTGCAATAAGATTCGTGCGTACTACCACAACAGGAACATTAAGTCAGGTACTATACAGGCCCTAGAATGAAACTCGTAGGATTTGGCTGTAGTTTTACTTACGGCAGCGAACTTATGGATCCAGAGTTAGAAGACTCTTGGGACAGACATTACCTAAATAAACCATATCGTGAGAAATACTCGTGGCTTGGCCAACTTGCTGAACTCCTGGGATATGAGTTTGATAATCATGGATCACCGGCTGGCAGTAATTTAAGTATACAGGAATCGTTCGCAGACTGGTTTGATAATCGATCTCCGGATAATACAGATATAGTATGTGTAGCCTGGACCAATCATTTACGACACAGTTGGTGGAGTGACGACGAACAGCGTTGGATTCACGACGGGTTTATAAGAAACGAAGATGAAAAATTATTCCTGGCTAGTTTTAAAGAGTGGCTAACACTTAGTTATAACAGATGTGAGCAAGAAACTCAGCATGCTAAACTATTTGTAAACAGCGTATGCCAGGCAAACAACATAAAGATAATACAGTTTAATGCACTGCCTAATGTTAACAATATCTACAAACTGGATAACTTTCATCAAGGTGACCAAAACATGCAGGATGTGTTACGGAATGAAGGTTACAGGTTAAACAAGGATTTCTTAGCATCAGGTGGACATCCCAATGAACTAGGACACACTCATTACGCTGAGATGTTGTGTAGTTGGATAAAATCTAAAACGCATTTTTAACTTGATTAAACCGTGGATGGATAGTATACTAATAGTATGAAATTGCTATTTAATGATAAATCTAGTATATCAATTAACACTCGTGACTGCCTTGCCTGGTCTGAAGTACATAAAATATATAGGCATCTTCAGCATGTTGATATTCCCTTTAAAGCCTGGGATAATTCCCATTATGCATCACAACACAGTTTTAAAAGTTTAGTGGATAAGTTAGCACATTTTGGTAAACTGTTGGATATAGACATAGACATATCACGATGTTTAAGATTAGACCAAACTTACTATAACCTAATACATAAAATATATGAGGATAACTATAACGGAAACCCAACATGGTTAGACTTCCACGAACATATACATATATGTGAACGAAAAAATCCAAAGATTTCTAGTACATGTCAATTAGATTGGCGCGAGAAGGCTGGTCCATTAATAAAAAAAATTAATAAAGACTTGTATACAGATCTAACCACTAAGATAACCGCTGGTGATGTGTTTACAATGTGGTCAGAATTAGGCAAATCTCCTTACCAATATTGGAAGGATGGCGAGCCCAACAACATTAAGCGTATTTGTGAGTTAGCTAAACCCTGGGATAAGTTTACCCCTGTGCTTTGTGTAGCCATGCAGGATGTAGATCTATTAGATAACATTGATGTTAACAGTTTTAATCAATGGTGGGCACCTTATCAACAAGATTGGTGTAAACACTGGGGTATTAAAAAATGGTCATTACAAGATATGCGTGGTGTTCTTGTATTTGGAACGGTTGACAATATCGAGTTATTAAACTATAATCTTATGAATAACATTTCTCCGGTTAGAATTAGTCTATGAATTCTATACAACAAACAGTCTTTGACAACCTTCCCAGGCATAAGCGTGGCCCCAGCGGTTGGACAAGTTTTAACGCACCATGCTGTCCGCATAATGGTGAAAGCATGGATAAGAAAAGCCGTGGTGGTGTTATAACTGACGGCGAGGGTATCAGTTATCATTGTTTTAACTGTGGATTTAAAACAGGTTGGAAACCTGGCAGGCATATTAGTTACAAGTTCCGTAAACTATTGGATTGGTTGGGTGTAGACGAGAACGAACGCCAGCGTATAGTAGTTGAAGCCCTGCGCATTAAAGATACTGTAGTACTTGAAGAAGAGACAGAAGAGCCTGAGTTTACTATTGAATTTCCAGAGCGTGAACTACCTCAGGATTGCGTACCATTAACACAGGCTCCACAAGAGTTACTGGAATATGCGCAACAGCGTAAGATGCCTGTAGAAGAGTTGCTATGGAGTAACACTAAACCAGGCAGGATGTATCGACGTATCGTTATCCCTTGTACCTGGCATGGCCGTGTTATAGGATCTACAGCCAGAGCAGTGGATAATGAAACCAATCCTAAATACTTTAATAACTACGAAAGTAATTATGTTTACGGAATAGATAGACAAGTGCCTGGTGGAAAGTTTAGTATAGTATGTGAGGGTATTATTGACGCCTTAACTATTGGTGGTGTTGCTACACTGACTAATAGATGCAATGACACCCAGGCACAAATTATTGATACACTGGGCAGGGAAATTGTGTTGGTACCTGACAGAGATCGGGCAGGACAAAAGTTAATAGACGATGCACTAGAATATGGATGGAGTGTTAGTTTTCCTGAATGGGAGGCTGATGTTAAAGACATTAATGCTGCTGTTATACGTTATGGCAAACTGTTTACACTAAAGAGTATCATTGATACTAAACAAACTAATAGATTAAAGATTAATTTGATGAGGAAACGCCTTGGCTAAAGAATACACCCCAGACTTACAGAAGTTGTTCTTAGAAATGATGATGCAGGATGCACAGAATTATGTCAGAGTGCAAAACATCTTTAATCCAGAAAACTTTGATAGAAGTCTTAAAGAGACAGCAACATTTATCGCAGAGCATAGCACAAAGCATGCCACACTGCCCACGTATGAAATGGTTAAAGCATCAACAGGTGTTGAACTAAAACCTATTCCGGATATGATAGATGGGCACAGTGATTGGTTTATGTCTGAGTTTGAGCAATTTACAAAACGACAAGAACTAGAACGTGCAATCCTTAAAAGTGCAGACATGTTAGAGAAAGGTGAGTATGATCCAGTTGAGAAACTAATTAAAGATGCGGTACAAATTAGTTTAACCAGAGACATGGGAACAGATTACTTCCATGACCCCAAATCTAGAATTGACAAATACTTTAACAGTGGTGGACAGGTTAGCACAGGTTGGCCTGCCATGGATAGAATCTTATACGGTGGCATGAGCCGTGGTGAACTTAATGTCTTTGCAGGTGGTTCAGGATCAGGCAAGTCACTGGTTATGATGAATATTGCATTAAATTGGCTACAGCAAGGGCTTAGTGGCGTTTACATCACACTGGAACTTAGTGAAGAACTAACTAGTTTGCGAACAGATGCTATGTTAACAAACATGAGTACAAAAGACATCCGCAAAGACATTGACACTACTACCATGAAGGTTAGACTAGTAGGCAAGAAGTCTGGCAAGTATCGTGTTAAGGCACTAGCAGCACAGAGTAACATCAATGACATTCGTGCATACTTAAAAGAAGTACAAGTGCAAACAGGCATGCCAGTTGACTTTGTTATGGTTGACTATTTGGATTTGTTGATGCCAGTTAGTGCCAAGGTAAGTCCCAACGACTTGTTTGTTAAAGACAAGTATGTTAGTGAAGAACTCAGGAACCTGGCAAACGAACTGGGCATCTTGCTGGTAACAGCAAGTCAGTTGAATCGTAGTGCAGTAGAAGAGATAGAGTTTGATCATAGTCATATTAGTGGCGGTATAAGTAAGATTAACACCGCAGACAATGTGTTTGGTATCTTTACAAGTCGTGCAATGCGAGAACGTGGCCGTTATCAAATACAATGTATGAAGTCACGTTCGAGTACTGGTGTTGGCATGAAGGTTGATTTGGCATACGACATTGACACCATGCGGATTACAGATTTAGGCGAGGATGAACAGGATAATCGCCCGCAAGGAAACATCATGGATCAGATTAAAAATAAACCAGTCGATCAAGATCCAGAAGTTGGTAAGATTACAGCAACAG